AACCATGTTAGCTTGTAATCCGCTATTGCTTGCGGGGTCATAAATCCTCCTTCCAACTGGTCGTATCAATAAACACTTTTAATGTGCGGTCGTCGTCTTGTAGACTAAACTTAATATGTTGATCGTGATTGAGATGATTGACGTACTTACGGCCTTGGTCGTCGATAACTTCAAAGCGAGTAGCATCTTTCATTGCTTCAAGTTCTACAGCATCGTGAAGCATATTGTGTAGAGAGAAGAAGCCGCATTCCATACCAGCTGCATACATATGAGGGCCAAATCCAAACTTATCGTATAGAGTGCCACGATAACTGCGATCATCTTTTATGCGCGCTTCATATATTCTCTTGCATACTGCATAGAACGCACCTTCACGCTCGTCCTCAGTCAACCCATTCCACCAAGCATCGTTCATAAGTGCATGATGCCTTTCAGCAGCTTCTACCTGCACCCTCAGCTCTTCAAGAGCGAGGATGGCGTCTTCTCTCTCTTCTCTACTCATATCTAGAATCTCATTCGCCAAATATAGTTGGTGCTTGTTCAGCAGCTTCTTCCATGTAGTACTCTCCTGGATAGTGCTTCAAGCAGTTGTAGGCCCGCATTCTTACTTGTTTAGGTATCCGGGGCGTTTTCTTGGGATCTAAAAGATCGACCAGAAACTCGCGAGTCCTATTAACCGCGTTTCGTCTTTCATATGGCATTGTCATATCCACACTCCGTGAGCAATGCCGTAGTCTACTAACATCGCTAGAGTAGCTACTACAATTACATACCAAACCATCAATCGTTTTTTGATCTTATACACGGGCCGAGTAGCCTTCGTCGTCAAACAGATCGTAGATCTCATCAGAAGATAGACCCAAGCTGAATAGAGCGTTGACTGCTCGATCTTCTACGGTACGATTGCCGTAACCGTCGATGAACTCTTCAACGCAATCCAAAACACGCTCACCAAGCTCGCCACGCGCAAACCACTTCACTTCACTCATAACCAATTCCTTTTATTCCTCAACTCAATGAACCCATTATATCATAGAGACATTCGGAAGTCAACACTCATTGGATCAATTAATGTAAAAATTTTCACCACTTAATCTCCATCCAATTGGTATCTTTGGGCATCAATTCAACTGCATCACCAAAGTGTTCTTTGAGTTTGCTGTATGTTGGACCAGTTGCCATGCTGATGCGATATGGATTCTTATGGCACCGATAGCAACTGCCACTGGAACCATAGAACTCATAGTAGTCGCCGTCTTCTTCAACACGAGTAATACCTGAGTTCATACGCCAAGAGTCACCGTAAAGATAACCACCCGACCAACCTGCGAGTACCTTATACAGTGTCTCACCTTCGTATTGAATCTTCAGTATAACCCAACTGTCGGGGGTATAGTCACTCATTCTGCCCACCTTATCTGTTTGCCATACCAAAGTTCAAAACGCTCGATGAGTTGTTCATAACTCAACTGTACGTCAGTTTCTAAGTCCCATAACCAATCACTGAGTGCATTCCAATCTTCTCCATGTATTGGTGCCATGCCATATTCGTCCCAACCGTCATAACCTGGTTTACTACTATCACGAATGTCAATTCGGCCGCCAGCATAGTGTACTTTAACATCCTCTATCTCGTAGGTATCACCAATCTCAATATTGGGATAGTTGAGAACTTTGCTTGTTCGTAACGCATTGCGAATCAGTTCGCTTTCACAAGTTTTCTCGACCATGTGCGTAAATCCGCGCGCACGATACCAGTCCATACTGCAAGGACCCATAAAGTTTGCGCTATACGAAATCACTGTCCAGGTCCTCTTCTATTTTAATCCACTTGTATTTGAGTTGTGGATATTTCTTTATTGCTTCACTTAGCAGTAACTTGTCCTCGTCCCATATACCGTCGGGATAAAAACAATATACTTCTTCTAACCCTAAGTCACTGAACCTCGTCATGTATGAGGTATATTCTATTTCTATTCTGTTATTAGCTAGTTTGTTCCACCAACTCATTGCCCACTTCTCCCAACAAGGTCTCGTTTATACACTGCTGTGGTGTTTGTACCCATTTGTGGGCACACTAAAATAAACTCCGGCAAACCATGCTCATCACTGTTACCCGCTTCACCACAGATAAAGAATGAACCACTCTTGTCTGGTTGTGTGTGATACCAAATCTTTGATAGTTTCTGAAACAGTGCGTACTCTTCATCGGTTATTTCTTTCATCACTAGTCAAACCTTGTAGTGTTCTTTTTATAATAAGCAATGGCATTCTCATTACTTCGTTTAATACTCTCACGTTCCCATTCTCGTGCTTCTTCAGTATCAACCTCTTCAAAACCTTCGGGGATAGCAGGGAATTTGTAACCGTCCTCATTAGTATACATAGCATATTGCTTTTGAAAGTGATTAGTTTCGGTGTGTTGCAAGTATCTTTCAGTTTTCATTACACTAATACACATACTTTTACAAACTCTCCATCACATACTTTGTACCTCACAACAGCGCAGTTTGAGCGAATGTATGCACGACCTCCATCGATCATTTTGCCGCCCACAGTTTTGTAATCATGACGATGTGCACTATAATGTAGGTTACCGTTGTCATCTTCAATCATACCAAACTCTGCACCTTCGATACGATCAGCATTGGTGATCATCACACGATCCACTTTGTCAATGTACAATCCAAAGTATCGATTGCCGAACTGTGGGTGAGGAGTATCGCGATAGAAGATATCCATTGCTTTCGCTTCACTGCCCAGTGCACTGGTGCACACATACTTGACTGCTACCCCATCCTTTTTAGAGTAGTGTTCAGCCATAGCATCTGTTTTAAAAATGTTGTCATGCTTAATCATAGTAAGTTACGTCCATAGATTTTCGTAGTACCTGCCGAACAATCGAAAGCCGTTTGAGATACGAGCTTGATATGCTTGCATACCTTCTCGATCCACTTGGAATGTATCGTTAGGTCCACGTTTCATTTCGCTCATACCCGACCCGTCGTCGAGCTCTTCAAAGCAAACATCGTGCGTGCCACTGTAAAACTGATCTTCCCAATCCTCTAACTTGGTAGTGAACGCAAAGATCATTTCATCCATTACCCAGTCCCAACGCTCAAAGAACTTGCTATCAGTATCACCATTAATGGTGTAGGCTGTCAGTTCTTCCTTTGTTGGGCGCAACTCTGTTGGCACATCTTCAGGATAAACATAAGGAGCCCCGTGTTTGGTGGCTTTGAGTTGGATCAGCATCGGCAATATAATGTGTGCTAGTGTGCTGTCCATGTTCCAAGTGTCCCAACGATCAATGTGCACACTAACTCTGCGTTTGTCGTGGTAGCTTACCCACCGTTGTGCAACCCGGCTCCACACACCTCCGAACCGAGTGTGTGCTAACCAATCACCTATGTTGAACACCCATTGCGGTTTGTCTTTGAAGAAGTATTCGTCCTCTACATCCTTTGCCCAAAAGCAAAGTTTTTCCACTAACTGGTATGGACCTAGCCAATCAGGATATTTTTTAATCTTCACTTTCACTGTCGTTCTCCACTGGGATATTTTTGATTACTTTCTCCGCGTATATCTACTAGGGTTTAAAACAAGATCCATTACATCTCGACCTATTACCAGCATCCCAAACGTTGCCCCTAATACGACCATTGCGTTAATATCACCTCCAGTGATTCTGGTATATACCGCCAACGATATCAGTGCTGCAAATACCAGGTACGAACCTATGCGCAATACATAATCTTTAATCGTCATTGTCAACCGCTTCCTTAATCATCCTCTCAGTTACTTCGCGAACTCGCGGATAGTCTGATAACGCACCCCTTAACATGGAGATAAGCACTCCAGTGACGTATGGGTACGACACACTACCATCGAAAGAGAACTCTCTACTGTCCTGCTCGATACCTTCTATGTATTTGTCTAGGATTGAGTCTTTCATAATATATTCCTTCTTCACGCTTTTTTAACTTTTTTATCAGACCAATCGCGGTCCAAGAATTCATTGACCGACATTCCACAAGTTCGGACTATCTTATCAAACTTCTTAACATCGTCCATGGTCCAGCTATGGTTGATAAACGAGCTGTAGTGATCGACGACCAATTCACTCAATCTCTTATAATCTTCACCAGGACGATCAAATATGTAACGTACCTTACGGTTGTAATTCAACTTAACAACTGAATCCATTACTTTGCTCCTTTGTTAGACTGAACTGACACCTTGCCGAACAATGATATTATCACTAGTGATGCCAACCAAGTCGAGAACGTATATGCAATCCCTAATCCAAACAGAGTATTCAACGCCCAAATTAATGCAATGGGCGTACCCACTGCCATCAAAGCTAACCACGCGACAACAATAAACATCATTTCTCTCCTCCACAACTTTCCCCAATTATACAACAATAGCGTATAATGGTCAACAGCTAGACAAAAAAAATCCCACCTAGGTGGGACAATTTTATCAGTTGATGGTGGTCATTAGGGGTAATATTCGAATAGATCTGCCTGAGCCACCTCAGCTTCTTGCTGGATGATCTCAGATGGAGGGGTGAATACACGTATAACCCTATCGAGTGCTTCGATCAGATCACGCTCACTCTCGTCGCAACACGAGCGCTGAAATTGGAGCTCGCTACGAACAATTTCGTCAATTTCGTCATTGTCTACTTTCAATTGCAATGTATAACTCATTTTAAAGTCCATGTTGTTGTTGATATGGCTAATTATACTGCAATGCGCGTGGAAGGTAAAGCTATTTAGATAACTCTTTTTTAATCCAGCGTTGGGCTAAACCATTGCGGGGAGGCATCTTAACCCATTTCTGAATCTCTCGGTATGCGCGCAAAGTACCTTGGGTGATATCAGCATCTTGACTATTGTCTACGATGTGTAGATTGCTACCAAACACTCCTTGAAACTTACCTATGTTGCCCTGAACACTGTTCCACATCTTTACAACTTCATTGTCGGGCAGAGAGCGATTTCTTGCGCGGTTACGAGCCAAAGCGGTTTCCTTGTCCGTATTGACAAAAATCATAGCAGTCTCATACCCGAGCTTTTCAAGCATGTCGCGTTGTTGTTTGATCTTACCGTAATCCTTACCAGTCCCATCAATTACAAGACCTAGCCGTCCTTTGATATAAGCCTCTTGCTTTCTACCAGTTAACGCTTTAGCCTTACCACGGAGCTGTTGACCTTTATCTGAAAAGATGTCATCAGGATCCATTGTCATACCAGCTTTTCGCATAGAGATCTCAAATGCATCATCAGAGTTGACTACTTTGAACCCGAATGATGTTAGGGCCGTTTTGCCTACAACAAACGACTTACCAGATCCTGGACCGCCAGCCAAGAACACAGCCTTAAATATAGCTGGGTCGTTAACACCTTCGTGTAAGAATTGTTTAAAAGATATCATAGGGTTGCCAGATTAATTATGCTAATACTAGTTATTTATAGGCAAGAAGGTCCCAGCTGGGACCTAAAGTTTTTCAAATTCGTGATGTAGGAAGTCAGCAAATATCACTTGAGAGCGTTCACCTGGATGGTCAAACTCTTTTAGATCGTCAATAGCGACACCGATGCTGAATAAATCTTTATGCCTACCCAACCCCACTCGACTGCTGTCGTCCAACGAACTAATGCTCTGCTTTAGCCAGGCAGCAAACTCAGGTACATATTCTGCTATATTCCGGTCATCGGTATTTTCCTGAGATGGTGTATTAGTAAGTACTCTGAGTATATTCTGAAACATCCGTCCGTGAAATGCTCCTTGGATCAGCTTAATGCCCAAAGATTTACAAATGACTTCCATAGTCTTCATCTTAGTTACACCATGACTGATATCTGTTTTAGAGTCATAATGCTTTTCATAGTATTCAGTCAACAACTCTCTACGACGTCCAGGGTTCAACACCGATATTCTAAACGGCGAGAATTGTATGTGATCTAGGGGAGCAGTCAACCCCATAGTTTTTAATCTAGATGCAGGCTGTTCCTCAATAAGCTCCGCGCGCTGCCAAGCTGACCACATGATAACTATATGGGAGGGATTTTCCTTTTCGGGATCATGTAAATGGTCTATTACGTCACGGAAAATACGATCGTTGCTTGACCCACACATTCCCAAATTAACGTACGGCATCTGCAGCTTATCAGCCAATAAATGGGTGAATGTTAGATCCCAGTGAGTTGGAGGGTCATTGTCAAACCCCTCCAGCTCATCACCCCAAACAAAACTGCAACCGGCTGTCAACAACATCAGCTGAACAACTCTTCGTATAACTCAAACACTTCATCAGCTTCGGTGCGCACTTCAGTAGCATTCTGTTTGTGATAGATTGCTGCAATCCTACGCAACTTCTTCTTGTCGACTCCTTCGTTCTGAAATGTGATTTGAACGATGTCGCGCTGGAGTTCTTTTTCAGCATCAACGCGTGCCATAGAGTCCGACAACTCTTTAATCACACCGACAATTTTTTTCTTATCCACATCAATCATATTAATCCTCTATACTATTCAGTTTCAATTTCATCAATAAGCATGTCACGCATTTCACGTGCCATAGCATCTTCTGGGTTATTTACGCTACCACCATTAACAAATTTGTATGCTAGCGTAATGCGCTGACATCCTGCGTATGCGGAATGCCAACATTGCAGGTCAGGTTCGTCACCAGCCCCAAAGTAGAAGTGTCTGCATTGCCAACCCGGCTTATCTTGGATAGTTACAATCTTGTCCTGTGCCTTGTCGTAGTATCTGAAATAACCATCTCCCGTTTCTGACCAGGTGAATAATATTTGATACGCGTTGGCGTCGTAGTTAGTATGCCATCCAACAAACCCGCCTGGGGGATAATACGACAACAGTGCTGAAGTATGGGCTCCGAGCTCCTGTGCGAAGTCATACTTAACCCTTTGCATGAATGGCCCCCACGTCTCAGGATCTTTACGCACCATAGTAGCAATTGGTTGAGCAAAATACCGGTCGGGGGCACCGACCAGCTGGTCGCGCGATAAACACTCCTTCAGATAAGCCTCAGAGCAGTAGTACTCCCCTTTTTCTGTATCCGATGCATCAACGTACGTCCAATATTGCTCATTGTTATACGAAGGTTTAGACAGCATCTCAGCCGAGAAGCTCTCGAGTACCTCCAGGAAGTCTTTATTGCGTATAGTCACTTCACTCATTACGATCTCACCAACTTCAACGAATATCGCCCGTCCATGATACGCTCCCAGACAAGATTGTCACCAGCCTTCCAATTTAACTGTTCAAGCAAATCATCGCTAAGCTCGAGTGCAAGCTCGCCCTCAAACTCCACAACGGGACAGACGAAAGTCTTATTCTCCGAAGTGGTCTCTTTCGAATTGTTCGTTAGCTCTTTTGATGTCATCTTCAGTACATGCTCCATAATTTAATAAATAATTTAACAGGCTCTCTATACCAGCCGTCCTTCCTATCCACTTACCTGTGTAAAATGCTATTGCTAATAGAGCAACGGCTATTAACGTATGGGTAATTGAATCCATAAGGCTCTCCTTTACATTTTAAAGCCTTCGAATTTCTCTGCCGATACTCTTGAACCAGACTTAGAATTATCGAACGCGGGACCATGGTCTTCATCCTTATTTAGGGCTGATTGATTCTGGTCTACATCAAATAGCCTCATCTTACTACGATCCACGCCAATAACAAATCGTTGATGCATCCCAGGATCGTTATAGCGATTCTTGAGCTGTTTAACTAGGATCTGGTTTTGCCCCTTGAGTTCATCATTAGTGATGAGTGCAAACATAAAGTCCGCGGTTGCAGGTAATCCAAAAGACTCGGACGTGTCCTCAAGCCCAACGTCATCATTAGAGTAACCAGAACGTGTCGTTTGTGTTGCTGACATGACCGGCACGTCGAATTCAACGGCAAGACCACGTAGCTCTTCAGCAATCGACTTAATATAAGAATACGAGTTAATAGCACCACCCATTCCCTTCATACGTGACGAAGAACATATATTCAAATAATCAATAAAGATAATGTCTGGCATAAAGTTCTTCTTGAGCTTCAATTCATTCAATAGCGCACGGAAGTGGTTAGCATGGGCAGCGCCAGTAGGATACTCTTTAATGATCAACCTACCTGTTGTCTTGCGCGATATTTCGCCCACCCGATCCGCGAACATATCTTTGGATAGCTTATCCAGCTGATCCATAGGTACGTTCAGTAGATTAGCGTCAATACGTTCGGCGATACGTTCCTCTGACATCTCCATAGTGATGTACAGCACATTCTTCCCTTGGGTAAGGGATGATGCTGCGCAGTGACACATAAACAGAGACTTACCAACACCAGTACCAGCCAAGGCGATATTGAGAGTTTTATTCGGTAATCCACCTTTAGTTACCTTATTGAAATAATCTAAATCGAACTCGATCTTCTCCTCATCGAGGTGGTAGAAGTCAAAGCGCTCATCAACGTTCTCAAGATAATCGTGACCGATATTGGTGTCAAACGATACCGATAACGCTTTACTCAAGATGTCTGGGATAGCATTCTTACTTAGACTTTGATGTTTACCCTCTATCACTGAAATAGACTCCATCACAGCATTGAACACTGCGCGGTCCTGACACCACTTCTCTGTACTGTCAAGTAGCCATTTGAGATCTTCTTTCTGGTAATCGAAGATGTTGGGCAGAATATCCATAGCATGACGGTAATGCTCGTCAGTCATACGATCTACAGAATCTATTTCAATCTTGAACGCTTCCTTTGTA